AATAAAGCTGTTAAAGACATACAAATTACCATTTTAATAAAACCCCCATATTATTTAAAGTTATGTAAAAAGCTGTATTAAATTAGTTTTAAAGCTGTTACGCCACGTCAAGGCTTTAATACATGTAACAGAACCCCCAAACGGGGGCGGGTTAAATTCCTTCTTTTATATCTTTTATTACTTCTTTTAATAGGTAGTAAAGCGGTATTAATAGCAATAAATGAAACATGCGTAAACCTATTAAATAATAAAATGGCTGATAATTTAGAAATTCAATTAACATATTAAAACCCCCCTATATAATATTATGTAATATGTTTAGCGTTATAAATACCGCTATTACATTAATTACAAAGCTATTTAAAATTATCTGTAAATGATTTTTAAGTGTTAGTTTTTTCATATTGTTTTATTCCTTTGTTAGTTGTTTTATCCGTGAATTGGTATAATAATTTTTTTATCTTTAAAGACATCAGACCCGCACGCATGACCCGCCCCGCTACAAGAGTTACAAACAAGCGGACAGATAAAAATTTTATCTTTTTTATATGCTTTTTTGATATCTTTGTAATCCTGTTTTTGGTAGCCTTTAGAGGTTTTAAAAACTTTATCCATTTTATGGCTAATGAATTCACCCCTGTAAATAGATAAGTTTTTAATTAGGCTACTATCTTTTAAAGCGTCGTATTTACCGCCCAAAGATATATTAGTTAAATAATTACTTGGAAAATTATATTGCTCAATGGCTAACGCTTTTAAAAAATGTAATGATTTAGTATATCCGTAACACTTAACGCTTGGATCATATGATCTTAATAGTTCCATCCATTTAATTAATATTTCTTTGGTTCTGAAGTCCCCATCATTATATAATCTAAAATTAATAAAGCCTTTATTTTCAATAGCTTTTTTATATTTAGATTGATTAATAAAATTATTAAATGATATTTCTATTAAATTAAAATAATGATTTTCTAATATTTGATTTTGTAACCATGAACAAACAGCCAAAGGGAAACGCATTGAATTCTTACTATAGCAATAATTAACACAATTCCCCGCCCCTGGGCAATTAGTCACGGGAATAGTTGAGTAATTAATAAAAGGATGTTTCCCGTTTCCATGTTTAAACACGTTAAAAGGTATATTTTCAACGCTTTTAATATTGCCGTTGATATGGTCAACGTAGAACGCTTTAAAACGCTTTAAAAGCGTAAACCAACTTTGACGGCTGTCTTTAGTCGGTGCATGGCTTTTAAATTCTATTAACTTATCAAGTAATATTAAAGCCTGTTTGTTATCATTGCTATTAATTAGCTCAGATATTTGTAATATTGTTTTTGTTGTTTCCATAATGTTTTAACCCTTATATATTATTTAAGATAAATTAAACAATAATAACTATAAAAACAAGAATATATTTAATATTAGTTAAACAAAGATAAAACCGCATTAAATACAACCCCGTAAAAAGTTGTTATTTGATGGGAAACCAACCCACGCCCCCGCCTTTTTATTTAATCCAATTACAGCCCGTAAGAAACGCCCCGCAATTTCATATAATTCATAATATGTTAACTTTTTTCACGTCGTAGTCCGTCGATATATAGGCTAATATTTAAATATTTTAACCAAAACGACCGCCAAACTTAAAAAAGTTCGGGGGCATGGGGGGATAGAGATTTTGGTGTGATGAGGGGTAGCATTCCTCACAAAAATGAGATAAGAAGTCCAACAGCTATATTTCCAAAAAAATTATTGAAAAAAGTCCAAAAACTGTATTAATATATGTATATGCCCAATATTTCAAAAAATAAAGAAATAAAACTTGCAATAGAAGCCTTTGCAAGCGAGCCTGGAATTACAAATCGACAAGTCGCAGATATGATAGGAGTTCATAAAGATACAATACGACGATGGCGAAAAGATCCTAAGTTTGTAGATGCTATTTATGATTTGTATATGGTTTATTATGGATCGCAAATACCTTGCGTTTTACAAGCAATGATAGATCAGGCTAAGGCAGGTAATGTACAAGCAGGTAGGCTAGTATTAGAGCATAGTGGCAAGCTTGTAAAGAATGTAAACATCACAATTGATAGTCCATTTGAGAAATTTTTAAAAGCAGATGCGAGTCCAGTTGAGTATGTAGATGCCGAAATACAAGATATAGTGGATGATGTGCCTAACGTACTAGATGATGTACGTCCTAAACCACAATACGAAAAAATGGAATCTAAAGAAGATGTATATCTTATGCAATCTGGAGATACTAATTTTTATAAGATTGGATTTTCTAATGATGTAAGAGAAAGGATGAAAGCTATCCAAGCTAATAATCCTGAGGAAATTAATTTAGTAGCTACTTGTCCTGGTGGATATAATGTAGAGCAAGAAATACATAAATGTTTTAATTCTAAAAGAAATGTAGGTGAGTGGTTTGAATTTAGTCCACAAGATTTGGATAATGTATTGCAAGTTTTTGATGATGTTAGGAATAGCTTCTATGAAGCAAAAAGAAAAGAGCCAAAGAAAAAATTTAAACCTAAGAGCGAAGAACTTAGAGATATAAAAAAAGAAATAGGTAAGCATAAACGATCTGTAGCGAGAAAAAAGATGTATAAGCTTAGAAAGCGTGCAGAGGCAGTTGGTTTAGAGCCTTTAGGTAAAAAGCCAAGCGCACTAGAGAAAGAAAATTGGTTAAAAGAGATAGAGCGTAGAGAAAATGATATTAGCGGCAAACAATGAATATATTAGAAGATTTAAAATATGCGAAGAGTGCGAATTTAGTCGTGTTGCATTTAATATAAAAAAAATAAAAGGGTTAGGGTGTAGTAAATGTGGATGTTTTATGAATGTAAAGGCAAAATTAAAGATGATGAAGTGCCCTGTAGGGAAATGGTAATTTGAATGCCAAACAGAAAAGCAAAGTTAAGAAAAATGAATCGCAAAAAGCGAAGAGAAGCAATAAAACTGTGGAAGCGAAAGCAGAAGCTAAGAAAAAAAGAATTGAAGAAAAACTCCGAAAGTATATCATAAAAATGTATGGAGAAATAGGAAAATGGATGTAATGAAGAGCGGCTACGACCTATGGCAAGAAAAAAAGTATAAAAGTAGGTTTAGGGACGGGGGAATAGAGTGTAACGCTTGTAAAAAAATTAGAAAGCCTACAGAATATGGGGCAAATAAGAGTAGATGCGCAAAATGTGTATCAGAATACTATAAAAAACGAAATCAAAGAGCAAAACAAAGTCTTTGGTAAAAAAAAGAGGATAATATGGCTAAACCAACTAATAAAGAAAGAGATCAGCAAATAACTTTTTTAACGCAGACTGTTATAAGTCTACAAAAAATATTAAGTTATTATATATCCTGGAAGGGTGATGAAATAGATTTCAGAAAACATTTAGTCGATAAAGAGGCTGAAGAAAAGGCGCAAAATGATACAAGCAATGCTAGTGAGGTGGATTCTAAAGAAGGGTAGTACGGAATTCTTGTTATTTATAGGTGAATTATTAGTTAAAACCACTAAATCTAAGAAAGATGATAAGATGTGGGAAGAAATAAAGCCTATTATCAAAAAATATAAGTAATTATCGAGTTCTTTCTGCTCCGATACCTTCTACTACAATAGAATCGTCTATTTGTACAGATTCAGGTACGAGTTGACAATAGCAGTATTCTTTACAGACCGAAAAACCACTTGCAGGAACGCCTAATCGCTCCCATTCATCCCAAGTCCTTACAGACCCAACTCTTTCTTGGCAATCGGGGCATATTCTTGGAGATCCTACTGAAACCCATCGGAATCTTACGTTATCCCCATATATGTTATCTTGTCCGACCCTAAAGCCTTGCATAACTCCGAGAACAATTGCTCGTTTAATATTGTTTCTGAGTTCTCCAAAAATTCTTCCGTTGGTAGATAAATCATTGTCGAGTGTTGCAACGATTGTTCTATCATCGAGTCCTGCTCCTCTGAGTACTTCAATTTCACGATTAATTCTTGAAACGAAAATATCGATTCCAAAAGATAATCCGAGAGCAGCCCATAAAAGGGTGTTGTTTTCCTGCTGTTCTTCTTCTTCATTAAATACCTCTTCAATCGCCATTATTTTTTGGTAAACCTTTCGTTTATCTTGTTAAGATGTGGCTTCATGTCATCTTTCCAGTCTTGATTAATTTTTTTATTATGAGCTACACTCGATTTTGTAGGAAACCATTCTCTTTTTGGTACATTTTTACCTTTGAAATAAAATATTTTTCCTTTTATCTTAGGATTGTTAGCAACTTTATATCCAGTTTGATGTACGTTTTTATTTGATGCATTTCCATAGCCTTCTGCTGTAATAGTTGACTTTCTTCCTTGTTTATTAATTTTAAAGCTATTTTTCATAGCACCTGTATCAACTAAAGGCTTATTTGAGGGTCGACCTCTTAAATTTCTTACTTTCTTTGTAGATTCTTGTATTGGTTTGAATTGATTTCCATGAACATCTCTGCCTTTATCAAGACCATTTTTAGCACTATCTATAACAACATCTGATAAAGCTCCTAATGTATCTTTTACAAATTTTGGAAAGTATTCTGCTAGACGACTTGGGTCTATGGTTGATTTAACCTTGAATTTCATTTGCGAATTCTTCTCCTAATTTTTTTGCATCCTTAATTCTTGAAGCTTCTTGTACGAGCAAATCTTCAGAAGCCTTTTCTGCCCACGCTTTTGGATCAGCTATAACTTCTTCTATATTACCTTTTAATTCTAATTTAAAATTATTCAGTTCTTTGAGTCTGACTACGAATTGTTTCAAAGATTGAGAGTTTTTGGTTTTTTTGTCTGTTTGCTTCGACAATGGATTCTGCCTCCTCAATTGTTAAGTCTTTATTTTGTTCTACAAGAAGTCCAGCCTCTGTTATTAAATTTTTCTCAAGTCTATGATTATCTAGTAAAATTTGATCTTGTACAGATTTTGGGTACTCAGGCTCATTAAAATCAACTTTGAGCTCTCTTGGTAGAGATATTCCATTGAATTTAGCAATATTATACTCAATTTCATACAAATCTCTTTCGTAAAGCTGCCATAATTCCAAATCATCTTGATAATCTTCAAATCTTTCTAGGTCTTTTATTTTTAAAGCAATACCTGAAGGCACTTCACCCCCATCTTGAGCAAATTGGACATATAGGTGATTATTTTGAGCTACAAGGTCTACTTGAAACTTAACGCTTTCGATTACAGCTTGTATATCACCTTCAGGAGCTGCAATTCCAAAAGTAGCACCCTCAGGAAGGTCTAAAATTTGGTCACTACCTGTTCTTTTCATTCCTTTGTCAGAATATACGCCTGTAACAAAAGGTTGTCCAAACATTTGAAATCTCATGCCTAGTTGTAGCTCTGTCATTGTAATATTTACTTGTTCGTTGCAACCTACAATATCATCAGCACCATCAACAAAGAATGAATCTATCTGATTTTCTCTATGGGTGAATAAAAATGGTATAATTCCATATCCATGCTCTTTTTCTTCCAATATAATACCATCTTCGTCAAATACAGCGTACATTTCATTGTCATAATATACATACTTTAATTTATCAGTATAACTTACGTCATCTGTGCTTTGTAGTATTGGATATGTTATAGCTTCAGGAACAAATGGATTCTCTCCCATATGAACGTCAAAATAATATACTGGCTTATAGTCAAAACAAGGTTGCTCCATATCATCTCTATATATTACTTGAGTTGCTATAGATCCGCAAAGTCTTGTCATTCTCTCTACATGTTTCATCCTAGAGTCTTTTCTTCGAGCTAATATGTCGTATTGGTCAGATATAGACCTTTGTGCGCCTACAGTATAGATTCTTGACATTTTATTTATAAATCTTTTAGTAAAATTAGCTTCATATAAAGGTATTTCTCTAAAAGCATCTGCATCAAAGTAGTCTGCTATGTATTGAGCAGTACTAGATCCTGAGTAATAATCTAAAAGCTTATAAATATAACGCCTTCTTTGTCTAGCGTTTTCCATTTTGGCATCCTGTATGGACTCCTGTATCACATCTTCAATTGTCATCTTGACCTCACGTTTAATTCTCTAGTTTTAATAGGAAATCGGTTAATATAAAAATATCGTAACATGTCGCACCCATGATCAGATAGACCATCTTTTATTGGAAGTGCTTTTAATTCTTTGTTTTCAACTGCCTCAGGATACCTATAGGTTTCAAGGTCTTGAGCCATTTCTGTGCATTTATAATCCAAATGAAAAAATCTCTCATTATTGGCATTTTCCATAAATCCTCTAACATGACTAATACCTGATGCAATATTTTTAGAAGCTCTATCTCTAACAGTTCTTACCTCTATGCCTTTACGTCTAAATATTTCTATATCTCCTAGACCTGATTGACCTTGCGCTTGTAGACCAGCAGGGTCACCAAAATAAGCAGATACATTATAATTTTTTGATAGTATCATATCTGCTAGTTCATCTGTTTTAATATTTTTCTTATGCAATATTTCATCAATCATACTTACATGCCATTGTC